CATGGCTCGGTTTCGGATTCGCTGCCGACGATGGTAGCGATCCGCCCCCGCAGAGGTGCGTCTCGTGGGGATTCGGGAATGGAATGACCGGCCAGGCTTCTTCGGCACAGTACGTCTCCTCGGACGAGATAGTGGCCCTCCCGAACATCTCGGGAGGGACGGTCAACTTCGCCCATCAGGTGGACACGTTCGACGCGAACGGATTCACGTTCACTCGAACGACCGGCTCATCGACCAGATACATCGCCTACCTCGCCATCGATCTCGGAGACTTCGAGGCCAACATCATCGAGGCCGCGGTGCCCAGCTCGACAACCCCGCAGGCGATTTCCGGGTTCGGCTTCGCACCGACGAACTTCGTGACGCTGAGCAGCGATCACGCGACCCTCGACACGGTCGTCACCACGGACGACGCCCGCTCTGTCACTTCCGGCTGGGGCTACTTCGACAGCTCGGCGTCGTGGCACATGTGCAACTCGGGGCAGATCGACGCGAACCCGACGAACTCGAACTACAGCATTCAGATGGCGAAGGTCGTGCAGATCATGGACCTCAATCTCGGCGAGGAGGCGGCTGCTACGGTCTTCACCTGGGACGCGGACGGAGTCACCCTCAGCTGGAGTCCTGGTACGTCCCTGGTGCCGAAGGTGTTTTACCTGGGCATGGAATCGCAGCCGGCCCCCGTCGAGGGCGGCACGGGACTCCCCGTTCAGGCGGTGATCGGCTAGCTCTCATGTTCTTTCCCGTGTTCATCGAAGTGTTGGTCCCCACAAGAGTTTCACAACCATCCGAGGTTTATCAATAACATGCCCACGTACGAGCCCAACACATTCCTCGATCCAGACGGCATCGCGTTCAACTACGGCCGTCTCGACAAGGCCACGACGACAGGGTCGGGATACCAAACCCTCGTGGAGATCGGGCTTGTCGACAAGTCTGTCGTCCTGGTCGAGGCCCGGATTGTCGGCGTCGAGGACGGCGGAGGCAACGCTGCCGCGTTCATTCTCTACGCTTGCATTCGACGAAACGGAGCGGGCGCGCTCGTCCAGGGGAGCGTCGGGGATGCCTTCTCGGTGAAGAGCGACTCCCACTGGAACGCGACCATCGATACGGACGGGAACAACTACCGGATTCGCGTCGATGGCTACGGAGCGAAGGTCTACTGGAGAGTGAACACGAAGATCATCCTTCGCCAAAGTGAATAAAGATGCCCGATCTCACTCCAGAGCAGTCCTCCCTCATCGGCGCCGTCGTCGGGTGACGGGCCACGATCCAGAAGCAGGTGACCTGATGGACGACATCATCGAGACCAAAGTCGATCTCATCGAAACGAAAAACGACGAGGAGCTGGTCAGCGCCGTCAAGGCGCAGTGGGCCAAGGAGGCCGAGCAGCTGGAGACGCGGATCGAGACCCTTGAGGCCCTCCTCGCGGGCGAGAAGCGAAGGCTGACCGCTCTCAAGGCGAGATTGAAGAAGTAGGATGTCCGAACTCACCCCAGAGCAGTCCTCCCTCGTCGGCGCCGTCGCCGAACTCATCGAGCAACGTGAAAAGAACGCCCGCGAGGATTCGAGGACGAACGGCCGCGTCCTGCGTCGGTTCGTCCTGGTGAAGGACGTGATCGTGGCGATCATTTTCTTTGCGTCGCTGCTCGGGGCCGCCGCCGTCATGTTCCAGCGCCTCGCTGAGAAGCCGACGACGGACCAGGTGCGGCAGACCATTGAGGAGAAGGTGGCGCCCGTCAGGAGCACGGTCGACAAGCACAAGGCGAAAATCGAAATCATCGAGCGGGATGCCAAGCGGAGCAAAGAGGTCCAGGAAGTCCTCCTGAAACAGAATGCTTACCAGGGCGTCGTGCTCGAGCACATCGCGACGAAGAAGAGAGACGCTCCACCGGCCAAACCGAAGGAGTTGTCGGACAAGGAAACGGAATTAATGAAATGACTCTCCTGCCCTCAGTCCATACGCTCATCGACGAATTTGATATTGGTCCGTTGACCCTCTATCGGAAAACTGCGCCAACGTTGAATTCATATGGTGAGTTTGTGGCTGCGGCGGAAACGACTGTTCAGTTGAATCCGGTAGCGGTTCATAACTTGACGGGGCGCGACCTGCTGAAAGTTCCCGAAGCCGATCGGGATACCGAGACGATTCAGTTCTACTGCAAGCAGCGCATCTACGTTGCCGACGCGAATCGCGCAGCCGATGAGCTCCTTTACCAAGGTCGCAGGTGGACCGTCATCGGCGTGCAGGACTATGAGCTCCAGGGCGCTGTGTGGATCGCTCAGGCGCAGTTGGAGGACACGCAGGTGCCATGACCCTCGTCTCACCAGTCCGCTATGACAGGCTTCAGGAGGCCCTCATCACGGTCGTCGAGGACGCCGTCACCCCGGCGCAGGTCGCGTGGAGTTACGGACAGGGCGTGTTTGACGCAACGTTCCCTAGTGGCTTCGTGAATATCACGATGCTCGGGGGGCCGACTTATCACAATCAAAATCACGCAAGGGGCAGCATCCTGATCCCGCCTACCAGCGTGACGGTGAAGGTGAATACGGCGACGGCGGGTGTTCGTTACATCATCACCGTCAATCATTTTCCGTATTCGTACTGACGATCGTTCAGGCGGATACGGAATCACCATACTCGGCTGCCACATCTGGAGCTGACAGCATCATCTTCACACCAGATGCCGTAGGCAATATCTGGCACATGTCGGTAACGTCCCTCATGACCGGGACGCCGACGTTGTCCTCCAATGCCGTGCGCATCGTGAAGGGCAAGCGGCTTTTCACGATCTCGTTCGGTTGCTTTTCAAAGGGTCGATTTCCACGTTCAGGGGCGTGGGACTTGGCTGCGAAGATCGAGGCAGCCCTCACCGCACAGGACCTCGTGGACCTGCTTTCCGAGTACGGGGTCGCCGTATGGGGCAAGTCTCCAGCTGTGGACTTGTCAGACCTGGCTGGGGGTCATTGGGAATCTCGAGTTTCGTTCGATGCGACGTTCACGATGGAATCGGTCTTCACGAGACCGGTCGATCAGATCGAACACGTCAATGCAACTGTCAATTTCACCGTCCCAGTCGGGACTACAGGAGAGTTCACGGTAGACAAGCCGTAACAACCAACCCTTGGGTCAGGGCATTCCTGACCCCGTGTCGACGGCCGGGAGAGACCGGCAGGGAAACATCATGTGTGCAGCACCAATCACCGCATTTTGTGACATTACCGTCAATGTGGCGGCAGCGACACCCACCAGGTTCTCCTTCGGGAGCTACATGGGATTGTTCGAGCACGACATCACTACAGCGCGCCAGAATGGTCCGTATACGAGCGTTGCGGGAGCTGTCAGCGACGGCTTCACCAGCGGTGCCGCGCCCGAGATCTACTACTGGATCTCGTCCGTGTTCGCGCAGGACGACGCTGTGGATTCCGTCCTCATCGGACGCAAGATTCCGGCGACGGGAGGCACGCTCGACCAGGTCTGGCAGTTCGACGCCGCTCCCGCCTACGTGGACATGACCACGGAGGCGAATGACGCCACCCTCAACAACTGGATCATTTTCCCAGCCGCGGAGGCCATCGGAGACGCCTGCATCATCGGCAGCGCCGTGCCCTTCACGGGAGTGACCTTCGACAACACGGGCGGCGTGCAGGGCGTGGGAGGTGTGGTCGTCTGGGAATACTGGAACGGGGCAGCCTGGGCTGCGCTCGCGGGCGTGACCGACAACACCACCGGTTTCACCGCGGCCGTCGGTGTCCAGACGCTCACGTTCACGCAGCCGGCTGACTGGGCGGCTTCGGTCATCAACGGCAGCGCCTCGCTGTACTACATCCGTGCCCGCATCACGACGATCTACGGCACGAACCCGCAGTACGACAAGGGCTTCATCACGGGGGACGCCAACTGGGACGATGCTCTCAACGCCATCACTGCCGTTGCCGGTCCCGAGTCCTGGTACGGACACACCATCGAGAGCCGGGTCAAGGCGGACATCGAGACCGTCGCCGCGTGGACCGAGGCGAACGACACGCACATGTTCGTGCCGCAGAGCGCGGATGCCGACTTCCTGAACGGAACTGTGGGCAACGTCGCCCTCACCCTCCAGGCAGCCGGGTACAAACGCACCGTGGGACCACTGTATCACGCCACGAGCAGCGGGGCAGCCAACGGGTATGCCGATGGTGCCTGGGCATCGAGCGGCTTTGGGATGGATCTGGATAGCCCTGGGGGTCGTGGCATCTGGGCCTACCGGACGCTGGAGGGCATCACCTATGACGCCGTGACGGCGGCGCAGGCGACGGCCATCTACGGAGCGAACGGCAACCTGTACGGAAGAAACAAGGGCCTCAGCTTCACGAGCAAGGGGCTCACGTCCTACGGCACGCCGTACTTCGTGGATATCCAGACGACCATCGACTGGATCAAGCTGCGGCTCGAGGAGGACATCGTCGCCCTTTTCGTGGCGCAGAATGTGGTCCCGTACACCAATGCGGGCATCAACCTGATTCGTGCAACTGTGAAGGCCAGATTGGATCAGGGTGTGACTTACGGGCATTTCAGCGAGGACTTCGAGCCCGTCGTCACGGTGCCGAACGTGGCCGACATATCGAGCACCATCAAGCAAACCCGGGTTCTGACGATCTCGGCCGAGGCGATGTTCGCAGGAGGCATCCAAAAGCTCGTCATGGTTTTGGACCTCGAGTTCTAATCGCAGAAAAGGAGAAACGGAAGTGAGACAGTATTCAATAGATCATGTTGAGTGCTCCTGGTTCGGGCTCGACCTCAAGGACGGACTCGCGGCCGGGACCTCGATCACCGAAGCCCGGAACGCGGCCTCCTGGACGAACAAGCCGACAGGGCAGGGGAAAGTCGTACGCGTCTACAACCCTGACATGTCGGGGACGATCAGCATCGTCGTGGACCAGGAGAGTCGCACCCACCAAGACCTGCGGACGTTGGCCATCACGGACCGCGCGGCACGCAACGTCGTCGGCCCTCTGGTCGTCACCGACACCACGACCGGTGAGGTCTTCTACTACAAGAACGCCTATATCGCCTCCGAGCCTGACGAGACTCGGGGAACAGAGAGCGCGACGTTCACGTGGGTGTTCAACTTCGAGAAGATCACACACGTACCAGTCTTGACTGACGCTAACGTGGTCGGCAGCTAAGGGTGGCGAGGAGAGAGGAAAAACCAGAATGGGCACGATCAAGACACACGAGTCAGTCATCGACGACAAGACGTACTTCTGCAAGACCTTTCCTGCGTCAGAGGGGTTGATCCTCCTCCCCAAGATGCTCTCTTTGCTTGGGGAGGAGGTGGCCAACCTCATATTTGGATTGGAAGACGCCGATCTCGATGGGCTCTTGGAAGATGCGAAGATCGTCACTCAAATGATCATCCGAATCAGCGAGCGCGCTGCCGAGACCGATGGGTTGCTCGTGCTTCGGGATCTCATGAGATACACAGAGTGTGACAAGGTGAAAGTTGGGGACGCCGAAGTGCGGGCGTCGGTTCACGAACGCTTCGATAGCCACTTCGCGGGAGACTATGGTCATCTCATTCGGGTGGCTGTCTGGGTCGGGAGGGCGTCTTTCGCAAACCCCTGATGCGCAAAGAACGACAGAAGTGGCAGGCGCATCCGCGGGCAGGAGGACCGCACGAAGGGATCGCTCCGGTCAACATGCCGTGGGAAATCTATCTCGCATGCAGTGACGGAGAGCGGATCAATACCGACACTTACGAAGCGTTGCATGAAACCATCGACCTCGATGGGTTGTATGACCTCCTCGAGATGCGTGATGTGCTGAGTTCGTGGAAGCACGCTCAGATGTTCAATTCGGATTGGCAACGAGAACATCAGTAAATGCCCGGCGAACAGACCATAGCCGACCTTCTGATCAACATCGGGGTGAAAGCTCCGGATGCGGAAAAGGCTGAACAGAAGATCAAGGGAGTACGGCAGGAAGCGACAAAGACCGGCCAGAAAGGAGGCGCTGCCCTCAAGTCGCTTGCCAAGTATGCCAAGGTTGGTTTCGCGGCTATAGCTACGGCTGCGGTTGCTGCTGCCGCTGCCGTGGTGAAGCTTGGTAAGTCAATCTACAGCTTCGTAGACGAGACGACCTCGAACCTCGACAAGATAGCGAAGGGCTCGCAGAAGGCGGGCATGGGGACGGAGGAGTTCCAGCGCCTCGCGTTCGCGGCGGAGCGCAGCGGGTCGAGCATCGAGGCCCTGACCAAGGCGTCCCAGAAGTTCAATCAGAATATGCTCGACGCGGCGGCCGGCGGCGGGAAGATGTTCACAGATGCGCTCGATGAGCTCGGTCTGAGTTTTGAACTCTTAGAAGGCAAGACCACGACCGAGCAATTGGGCATGCTTGGCGATGCGCTTTTGAACGTGGAGGACACGGCTGTTCGTGCCGCTCTTGCAGCAAAGATTCTCGGTATGCGCGGAGGCCCGGAGCTGGTACCCCTCCTGAACGAGGGGAAGAAGGGCATCAAGGAGTTGGCCGGGGAGGCCACCGGGATCATCAAGGACGAGACGATTGGGAAGGCCACGGCCTTCCGCGACGAGCTTACGAATATGATGGGCGAGGTCGCGGCCGTGAAGGCTGAGCTGGCCGTCGAGCTCATCCCGGTCGTCAAGGACTTCCTCGAGCAGTTCCTCAAATGGGTGCGGGAGAACGAGAACTTCATCAAGCAAGACATCCCGAAGATCATCAAGGGCATCTCCGATGTGCTGCTCGATCTCATCCCGCTGGTGCAGGACACTATCGAGGGTTTCCAAGGGTTTTTCAAAGAGATCAAGCAACTGGATGAGCGGCTGACGGAGGACTTCGGTCCGGCATGGAAAGCCGTGAAAGTGGCTGTGCTCGCCGCTCTCTTTCCGATCAAATTGATTGCTGATGCCATCGGTGCGGTTATTGATCGTATCGTTGAGTTCGTCCGATCGAGCGAGACACTATTAGCCCTCGCCCGAAGGTTGGGCATTGGTGCATTCGAAGACGTCACGACCACGAAAATGCGGGGTGCCCCTCGTCCTGGCGAAACACCAGAAGAGACAGAAGCTCGCCTGCTTGCAGAAAGCCGAAGGAGAGAACGCGAAAAGGAAGTTGACAAGATATTGCGTCAAGACCTGCGCGAGACTCTCGAGCTCAATAAGAAGTTCGGCAACAAGTTCGTAGCCGAGACAGTAAAGAGAGCGAAGGGTAGGAAGTTTACTCAAATCGAACGCACTGCTCTGCGAAATGTGGGCAGAACCGATACTGAGATTCTTCGGTATGAAAGGGCCAACCTGAGACGCGCCGCCAAACCTGAGAAGGCGAAAGCGGGGGCGAAAAAGGAGGAGGAGAAGAAAGAAGAAGTCATTCTGGCACCACTTGGGCTGCTCTATCAACAAGTCCTCGGTCCCGAATTCAAGGCTGAAGAGCTCCCATCCATGAAACAGGTCGGATTGAAGAAAGAAGACATCAAGCCAGAAGCCATCATCAACATCACGAATCATACATGGAACATCGATCAAGATATTAGTGGCGTACTCGATCCCGTCGAAGCAGGGAAACAAGCAGCCGCAGCCATCAAACGCGAGTTTGATGTTCGTCTCTCTCGTGCCGGGCAGAGCGTTCAAGTCAATACAGTGAGATAGCCATGGCTACGAACTTTTTTGGCATCCCGAATTCTCCAGTCTGGGGCCTCCTTGGTTGGCAGACAGCGTCGTTCTACGCCCTTGATCCGGCAACATCCACAGTTCCTATCGAGCCCCTGGCCGACATCATTCCGACGGTCACGCCATTCCGCGTGGCGATGTCCGCCATCGACAACGAGAACTACGTCCAGAACTATCGAGTCACTCGCAATGCACTTCAGGACTTCACGGACGTCACTCCGAATGTCCACAAGAACCTGACCGAACTCACGATCACGGGTGTGTTTTCGAGTGCGCCCAATATGAGTTTGCTCGGCGTTCCCATAACACCACCGACGTTCGGTTTCCGACTCGATCTGCTTCAGATGGCCAACCTCGAACGGATGGCCGACAAACGCAGACCTGTCATGGTCATCACGCCTCGAGTCTGTCTTGCGAGAGCATTTATCGCATCGGTCACTAGGCCCTGGACTCCAGCAGACGGCGAGAACTTGCCCGTCGTGGTGCAAGTCATCGAGGCTCGTATTGCGTCTCCGTTCTACACAGATGCGTTACCGGACACGGACTCACTCGCTCCCGGCAACAGTCAAACTACAGGAGGAGGCGAGCAAAGCGTGACACCTGTGGAGACTCCAAGTGCGACATCTCCCTCCGTCGGTCAAGTTCCGCCTGATGGCGTTGGCATGGCCCCATCGGCATAGTCATGACGATCCAACGACTCACCGTTCAAGTCAATGAGAGCGATCATCTGTCCACACGGGTGTTCCTCGATGATGAGCAGTTTCGTCTGGACTTCTATGTCACGAAGATCGTGAACACGGACACGCTCGTTGTCACAACGGCCTGGTACCTCGATCTTTACGACTCCGCGGGTGATCCGCTCGTGCTCGGCATTGGGCTCACGGCGGGAATCGATCTGCTCTATCCATATAGGGCGTTGAAAGTTCCGCAGGGGAAACTCTGGGTTCAGCCTATGTCGGGCATTTATGCCGATCCCACCATCGACACGTTCGAGGAGGATGAAGCAGTCGTCTACTATCAACCTGTTGCCGATGTTGAGGCATTGGGGGTGGCCGATTGACTCCGTTCAAAGAGTTTCTTCAAGTTGGGGCTGGACTTATCTTGCCCCCGCCCGCACTTCCGGTGATCAATCTGGACGGAACGGGCCTGAAGATAGAATGGATGATTGAGCGCACGCGGACCGGTACGCCCGATCGTGGACAGATCACTGTTTACAACCTTGGGATGGGAGCGCGGAAAGCCATCCACGAAATGTGGAAGAAGCTCGGAGGAACGTACAGGGGTTACGTTATAGATTTCAGCATCGGATGGGGCGGTTTACTCGAA